TACTTTTTCTTGAAAGTCTAAACTTGTGGCTAAATCATATACACTGTTAAATGCTTGTGGTAATACATAGCTCCACTCAATATTTGTTTGTGGAGTTGTTTCTGTAGGAGTGCTACCTTGAAAATCTCTATGAATAAAAGAAGCATCAATAGATATTAATGAACCTGCAACTAATTCTACACCTTCTAAGTCTATAACAAGACTACCATCTACTATGTTTACGGTTGCACCAAAAGTATAAGATGCGTTATCTGTAGTGTCTTCAATTGGCTCTAAGCCTATGAGTTCAGAAATTAGTTCTGTTTCAAACTCAAATCTTACAGGTGAGTCATTAATGTCAACCAAGTTATAGTTTTCAATGTAGTTTCCATACATTAACCTATTACCCATTAAGGTTTGAGATTTTGCAAACAAAGGAACATTGTCATATAATCTTAACAACTCAGACTCTGGAAGTATTGTAAATATTTTACTGTTCCTAAATGTAAAAGTATAATCAGTATTATCTGCTAATCCTAACTCAGATTTTTTAAGTTTTTCTATAACCTTAATTACAGTGCCATCACTATCTTTAAACAACAAATCTATAGCAGTAACTAAAGGTCCTCCTGAATTATATGTGATAATAGCAGTATTAAACCGATTTACTACACCCTCATTTAAATAAGACTCTGCACTAAAATCAAAAGGACTTGTATTAAAAGCTGCATCTGAAAACTGAGATGTAGCTGAGTATTCATCGTCTTGATATTCATATCTATAAGCAAATGAAATAAATCTCTCTTCTAAATAATTTTCATCTCCACCACTTGTAGTTGTTAGTTCTATTGTTGGTGAACTATGAGGTGGTTTTTTAATAACTAAAAGCGACTCTTCTAATAAACCTGCATTGCCATTTCCATCTACCCTTGGAGTGCCACTAGGTATTGCATAACTACGTGTTGTATTTATAAATCTTGGTGGATTATAATTATCTGTCCAAAATAACAATCCATCAATAAGATCAATTCCTGTAATAAGATATTTTTCATTGAGGTTTAAAACAGTTTCTGTAGGATTAATTCCACCTTTAGAAACACTGATAACATGGTATACTGTATCATTGGTTACTGTATTAAAAGAAATAATTAAATCGATTTTTCCTGTAGGACTGTTTCCTAAAAACGTAGGGTCATGTACAAGCCAATAAATAGTTTCATTTGCTCCATCATCATATGCTCCAATACACTTGGCATTGTTACTTAGGCTTTGTCCTTCATAAGATAATGCTGCAATTAAAGTATTTCCTTTAGAATTCTCAACTGCACCAACTTCTGTTGACTCAGATGATCCTAATCTAACATTTACTGCATCAATATATTGTCCGTTTGGAACGAGTCTCTCGTCAACGGACTTATTCATTTTACCTGCTATAAAGTTTCTTTGGAATGTAGCCATATTATTTTATCCACTTATCTCGACCTCTCAGATTCATCAATAATCTTCCTGGGTGTATATTGCTTAATCTTATTTTTGCGTTTCTAAGAAGTGCTGATTTAGCTTTTCTAGCTCTATTAACAACATATTCTTGGACACCTAATTTACTGTTTAATATTTGATAACTAATATAGGCATAAACATAATCTTCAAATAGTTTATTTACAGTAACCTGTGTATCGTCTCCACCTTCCATGCCATCAGACACATATTCTAATATACAACTTTCATCAGCCATAGTGGAATCAAAGTTTATAACACCTGCTTTTTTATCAATTCTAAAAGTAGGATTAGCATTTGCAGTTTCTGTATTAAGACCATATCTAGCACCTACTGCAAAATCAAAATACCAACACCCCTCATATTCGTAGCCTAATAATCCATTATATGGACTCAAGCTATTTAAATAAATACTTGGTTGTTGTCCTGTAATTCTTGTAAAATCTAAAGGAGAATATTCTGGTTGTAAAGCTTTACCATCTTGGTCAAAAAGTATTCTTGCGTCATTAGCTTGTAAATAAGCTTTGGCAGAATTTACTTGAACATTCTCTACCATAGGTCTTATAACACCATCATTATAGTAAGATATTCTAACCCAATTTACATAATCTGAAGGCAAAACAAATCTTAACTCTTCGGAAACAGTTAACTGTAAAACCTTAACTTCTTTAAAAGCATCGTAGTTTAATTCTTGAATTGCTCTTTTAGCATGAAAAAGTATTTTATATCTTTCCTCATTGTTTATCAAAGAATGATTACCAGAATACATTAACTGATAGTTTACAACTATATCTTTTAATGACACGTACTGGTATGATCCCCAATTAGCATCTTCAGGAGCATTACCTCCATTTTCGTAATATTCGTATTGACTAAGGTATGACATAATTATTTTTCACTATTAATTTCAGTAGCTTCTTCAGCTCCTGCATATTGAACAACTGATGCCTCTCTAATTGAAACTCCTGCGTATTGTAATATTTTCATTGTTAAATCAGTGGCATCATCTGGAAACAATTCAAAGTCCTGGTAATCAGGTTGAGTTTGGTCAAACACAGGCTCGTTGTTTGTCCCTAAATCTACATAAGTCCATTTTGGAGCTTTTGGATAACGAATGTATTGACAATTAACAGTTTGTGCAGCAGTAGGTGTTGGGTAAATTGTAGCAGTAGAAGCCTCTGTTGTATATGCAGGGAACATTGTAGATGGTGCAGTTAAAGGAGAAGAATTAAGTAATAGTATTTTACTTTGTTCAATTCTTTCCAACTCTGTACTACCTGTAAATATTTTATTAATTAAATAATAATCACTCCCTGTTGTGGAAATTGATGGTAGAAAAAATTTATCTAAATTTGCTCCAACTTGAGATAAAGGAAAAGTTACCGAAAAAAAGTCAATAACTTCTACGTATCCTTTTTTTATGTCAGCATAACCTGTTCCAGATGTCCTTTGGTTTTCTTTGTTTACTTGATAATTATATGCGTAAAAATAATCCTCAAACAAATCCATTTGAGCTTGTTGTGCATATAGATTAAAATCTTGTGGAGAGATGTATCCGTAGTTGTTTTTATTTAATACGGCTAAAACCGTATTTCTAATATCGTTTATCATCCTG